AGGCCACACCTTAAACTTCGCCTTGGCTGCGCTAACGGCACGAGAATGCAGTTCCTTGTCAGTAAATTCCACGTCGCCACGCACTTCTTCTAAATCGCGGGGCAGGAACAAGCCAGCCGAATCTTCCACTTCACGACTGCCATCCATCGGCAACGTGCCATTCTCCTCATTCATTGGATCGCGACCGCCAGGCGGCACGGCCAACTTACCCCCAGATTGAGCACCCCCACCTTGAGTGGGAAGTTCGCGGATGACAGTCGGATCGAGAGTAAGCTCCATGCTCCACTCAGAACCGCCATAGCGGGCGTCCGCCACCTCCTTAGGACTCAGCACGCCAAGCTGGATGTAGCGGCCATCCACAGCCGCCACACGCGCCCTCACGTCGGCCATTTCCCGCTCATTGAGTTCAAACAATGGATTGAAGGAAATGCGCCAAGATTCAGGCAGTTTTCCATTCGTCGGGCCTTCTTTGCTCAGCATGATCAGCTCCATCAGCTTTTTAATGGGCCGCTTGAAATGGACGCTTTGATAATCAGCAAGCGTCTTGGCAAAGTCACGCTCTTCACTGCGACCAGTGGAACCAAGCCCACTCGGGCTTTCACCAAATAACACAGTATGAGGAATTTTGCTAGCGCCAATAATATCAACGCGCAGCTTTTCTAACACTTCTCCAATGCCGCCAAAATTGCGACTAATAAATTCAAGCTCTTCTTTTTCCGCATCAATGGCATAGCCGCGATAAATACTCTTGCTCATATCATTCACTTGCAGCCTATCCCTGACAGCGCCTTCCTTTCCGGCTGCCAGCATCGCCGCAAGCCCCTTCACTTTATGCACAAAAATGTCAAACTCAGTGAGCAACGTAGCCGCTGAATTCAAGCCCGTCCAATAATGCCGGAAGCTGTCATAAACAGTTTGAAGGCTGCTCATGCCCCAGCCATAATTCCGTTGCCTAATGCGATAGGGCAGCCAATCCCCGTCAAAACGCAAAATCCTGTCCCTATGGATGTAGGACAAAGTGGGCTCATTAATCAAATCGCCGGAAATAATTTGATAGTACGTTGCCTTTGAATAGTCATATAGATTTTCTTCAGTGATAACTGGCGCAATTTGCCAACGGTCTAAACATTCAATTTCTTCAATGCGGCGAATGTTGCGTTTGTCCACTGGCATATAAGCCGGACGCCCATCATCAATAAACAGCAATAAACAAGCCCCGCCATAAAGGCGAGAATTTTTTGCTGCCAAGTTTAAATATTCAAGAATGTATAAATCTTCAATTACTTGTTCAATACCCTGCACCTCTTCGGCTCTAACGCCATCTCCGCCAAACAATACCTTGAAGCCCTTCCGAGTGGCTTGGTCAGCATAAATGTCAACAATGCGACGAGGCAGCCATTCACCATAGAGGTTTTCTAGCTCTTCTTGCGTTAAGAAAATTGTAGCCGTTGTCTTCGTATATTGAGCCTTGTCACGACCAGTGCCCATGCCAATCAGCACGTTTTGTAGGCCATCAGCACGCAAACCGCCCCCAGAAGCATGCCCTAAATCCACCATTTCGTCGTCCATTGATTTTCTTAAGGCCATCATGTATTGCTTTCATTCTAATTCCTGGCTACATTGGCTTGGTTCTTATGGCCAACATGGCTAAGCCCATACGTTTTGCTTTCAATGATGAGCAGCGTAAGGCTGTTCACGCTGAGGCCCATCGTCGCCAGTCTGTCAATGCAGCCCTTGGCCTCAGGGGGCGGAACAATGGTCCTGCTCATGGTGATGATGCCCTCCGCCTCCATCTCATTGGAGCAGCGGGCGAAATGGCCGTCGCCGCTCTTCTCGATATGGAACACTTCCTCTACCAGGAAACCATGGCCAAACGAGGCTCCGCAGATTTGCCTCCCAATATTGACGTTAAAACTCGTGCTCGCCACTACTATGATTTAGTGGTGCAATTAGACGAAAAGCCAGGAAAGATATTTGTTCTCGTGACCATCGAGAATCGCCAAACTTTTGTCCATGGTTGGATAAAAAGTGAAGACGCCATGAAAGATCAATGGAAAAAGGAGCACGTTAAAGGCCGTCCAGCTTTCTTCGTTCCCAAGTACTATTTGCAGCCTCTCTCATCGTTGCTTTAATGATTCTCACTTGTAGCCAATTCGCTAAACACGCTCTTCACTTAGAGCTATTTCCTAAACAGGCTGAAATTCTTGATGAATTTTTCCAGCCCGGCAAGTCACATGCAGTGTGGGCTCTTGGACGGCGCTCAGGCAAAACGCTCATGGCGGCCATTGCCTGCATCTATATGTGTTTCGTCCTAGAAGAACAATATCGTCGTAAAGTAAGAAAGGGAGAACGCTGGTACGTTGTTACTGTTGCCAACAGTCAAGATCAGGCTCGTATTGCTCTAAACAACATCCGGCAGCTCATCATCGAAAGTCCCTTCGCTCAGGAGATTGTTCGTGAAACTGCCGACATCATTGAAATTAGTAACAACTGCGTTTTTAAAGCTATACCAACTTCCGGGCGTGCTGCTCGTGGTCTCGCTTGCGCCGGTGCTGTTTTTGATGAACTTGCGTTTGCCACAGAAGGCGATGCTAACTCCGGCGGACGTGGCATTTATGACGCTCTTTCTCCTTCTATCGCTCAGTTTGGCGGTCATGGGCGCATCCTAGAACTGTCCTCCCCCTGGCTGACCGACGGCATTTTCTACCAGCATTTCAAAGAAGCGGCATCTGGCCGCTTCCCTTTCATGCAGGCCGTAAACCTCCCAACGTGGGAGATGAACCCTCGCATTTCGCAAGAGTTTCTTGACACAGAGAGACAGCGCGACCCTGAAAAATTTAAAGTGGAATATGGCGCTCAATTCGCCAGCAATCTTTCCGCCCTTGTTGCCAGTGATGTTGTTGACGCCTGTATTGATGACCGTCGAGCGGCTCTACCACCCAGAGCCCAATTCCAAGGTGCTTATGTCTTGGCCCTGGACCCTGCCCGAGGCGGGGTTGGCCGCGATGATTACACTGCTTGTATTGTTCATTTTGAAAACGGCACGTTAGTCGTTGATAAATTCCATTCCTTTGCCGCTGATTTTGAAATCAATGGGCGCATGGAAGTGAATATCAATGCAGTGGAAGATTGGATAAAAGAGCAGCATCGCCTATATGTCTTTGACACGATTGTGATGGACCAGTTCAATAGTGCTGGCACCATTCAAACTCTCGCTGGTGATTTGCCTATCACAGAACTCACTTGGACTGTTAGCTCCAAGATGAAAGCTTTCAGCAAGATGCGGGAACTGTTCAATGCAGGGCAAATTAATTTATACCGCCACGAAAAAGCAATCATGCAAATTAAAAACCTTACTGTCACCTACAAGCCCAGTGGACAATGGACCGTCACTGGCGGTAAAGCCACTGGTATTGACGACTTGGCGTTTGCAATGGCTGGTGCAATCTTGGCCGCATCTAAAGATGATGACATTGGATGGATCGAAAGCTTAATCTCCTAGTATGATTTTCAAACAATAGTTCTTTATTGGCGTGGCTTATTGCAAATTAACTATGCAAGAAACGCAGTTTTTAATTGCGCTTCTTGAAAATGGCACCACTAGCAAGCAAACTTCCCTGCAGCTTCTAGCGGCAGAACATCTTTACGTGCCCGTGCTACTGCCTAAGCTCAAGGATTATGCCAAGCGCCTTAGCCAAATTGAAGCCCTAGAGCAATGTCTCGATGAGGAAGGCACGTTTGATGATTATTGCCGCGCCCACCCCGACAGCCAAGAGTGCAAGGAATATGACGTATGAGGAAACGCTCATGCTATGCTTTTGAGGCTTTCGCGAAGCACGCTGGCCAGCGTTACAACTAGACAGTGGCAGGCACTGTCTTGCAGACCAATCGAGGCCATGGGCCGACCCGTGGTTAAATGTCGTACAAAGGCGGATTGAAGCCCCGCCTCGACGCCTCGATGTCTAGCCCTTGTAGCCCAACCGGCAGAGGCAAGCGACTTAAAATCGCTCCAGTGTCAGTTCGACTCTGACCAAGGGTATCGTGCTAAGCTGCATTTACGTTCACCCCTCATGGGGCGCATGACACCCACCTACGGAACGGGAGGTGGACCATGGAGAGCGCCATGAACACTCTGTTGCTCGTGAAGCAGCAGCTTGAAAAAGCTGCCCGCCTTCGCCAGGCTCAGTTGGCCTCATTGCACGGCCACCGTTATTGCGTGGCTTAAGCTTATCGGCCCGCTACGGCGGGCCTTTATTTGCCTTCTTTCTTGTGAATGTAAGCCTTAAGCTCTCTTAAATAATTCCTTAGCATTGCTGCTTGTTGCAAATGCCAAGGGTCACGATATTGGAAATACAGGCCCATGTGATTATCAATGGCCTTCAAAATATTATGAATGGGCGCGTTCCATGGCTCCCTGATCGGCGTGTTAAACGTCCGACGCTCGTCCATGGCCCAGGCCAAAATAGTTTTGTATACAATCTAACGCCACTGGCGTAAAATTATTCACTTCTACGCATGCATTGAAATATCTTTTGTCCACAGTTCCATCATCATGCCTAATCAACTGGCAATGCAAATGGCCATGCACATTGCCAATATATCTGCCCGTTAAATTCGCAGGATGCACGGGAATATGCGTATAAATTAGACCATCACGGAAGAATGCTCCCCTCACGTCGTCAAAATATTTTGCATAGTCTTGAAGCTTGAAAATATCATGATTCCCGCGAACCAATACTTTACTGCCATTAAGACGGTTTAAAACATGCAAGCCAGACCGTGGGATGGCCACGTCTCCCAGCACGTAGATTCTGTCTTTCGCATGGACAATATTGTTCCAACGCTCTACGAGCGTTTCATGCATTTCTTCCAACGAGGAAAACGGACGCACCAATTCTCCGTCTGGACGCAAAAACTGAAGCATCTTGGCATGGCCGAGATGCAAGTCTGATGTGACGAAGGCGCTCATTAGAAACAATTAACAATGGAAAGGCCGGGAATTGCACCCGGCTCTTCTGTGCTATGTGCCCAGCGCTGTCTTAGCTTCCCAGGCCAGGAAAGGCGCTCCACTACCAACGGTGGACCTCAGAACTGGCATGGCTCAATATTAGCAGCGTTTTCACCGCCCGTAAGAAGGCAGGTTTACATTGGAACTCTCAAAGAAGGCGATTTGACGCCCACGGCGAGTTTCTTGCATGTCGGGAGCCTTTCCTTCCCAAAACAAACGCTCCGAGCGTTTCATCCAAGAATCTTTATCAAGCCATTTATCTTCATGATGACCAAGCTTTTCAAAAAGCCAAGCAGCAGTTGCTGCACGAAGCTTGTTCAAGCTTTCTGAATCCTTTTGATTAAGTTCCTTTGCCACAAGCCCATGCACCCCGCAGTGAACTTGTTCATCACGGCTAATATCGGCTGAAACAGTTCGCATGCCAATGTTTCCATTGAAACGGAAAAAAGGCAATGCAACAAAGAAAATAGAACGCTCAATAATTGAAACTTTGTGAATGGGGTGGGCGGGATGCTCCATCCATGCCTTTAAAATATTCATCACTTCTCTCTCGGCTTTTTCGTCTGTGCCATATGCAGCCGCAACGTAATTCAATGCCTCGTCATGGCGCTCTTCGTCTTTTTGGTTATGGATGAGAGCTTCAACGACGCCAGGCGTGGAAGGCAGGTCTTTTTCAAGACCTTGCTGGAGAAGGTCCTTCACGGGAAGCTCAATATGCCGCAGGGCAAGCGCCTTGTAAAGCGTTTCTTCGGCACCTTTCTTGACGGCACTATTATCCACAGGAGTGGCTTGCCAAGGACGTTTCTTGGCAATCATGGAAAGATAGGGACTTTTGGTCTCGGCGGTCATTGTCTTACTATTATGCGAAAGGAAAAGGAACAGAAAGGGGGCGCAAGCCCCCTTTTTCTTTGTCATTCAGCGCATGCAGCGCAGAATCCAGCCTCTAGTGAACAAGATGCAGAAGGGCCTTCAGCTTCAGACTCATCGTCTAAGCCAAACATGCTCTTAAAATCGTCGTCCAATGCAGCATATGCATCGTCCTTCCGTTGAGTGTCCGGAAGAACTTGCAGGCTGTAATAGAGGCTCGTCTGACATGATTCTAGCCAATCCTTCAAGAGGGCTTCGTCATAAATGACCACATCACTCCATGAATTAAACGAATAGCCATGGAACAATCCGCTGCCTTGATACATGCGAATTAGCTCGTCTGCAACAAGCTTGTAAGCTTCCCAGCCCACATCAGCCGCAGTCTCCACCGGACCATAATCAAAGCTCTCCACGCCAAACGTGCCGCTATCACGGTCTACTTCCCGAGCAATGGGAGGGGCAATTTCAGGCGTGGTTGTGAAGCCACGAAGATCGCGATAGCGATAGGAGCATGATGCAGTGGGAGCAATGGCAAAGGCACGCTCCATTCCAGCCTCGCGGGCAAT